CTTGATTTAATCTTATTAACTTATTATGATTTTGTGCTTTATAAAATGCATAATCACCAGCAATAATATATTTATTATTAATTTGAATTATATCGTTAATAATATTATTATTAAAACCTGTACCTACATTAAATGTTTTATCAATACTTCCATCTTGATTTAATCTTATTATTCTATAATATTTTTGTCCATTATATCTTGTAAAACTACCACCAACAAGATATCTACCACCATCTTCAATAATAACTTTTACTATTGTAGGAGTGATCATATTAATATTGAAACCTGTACCAATAGTGAAAGTATTGTCTATACTACCATCTTGATTTAATCTTATTAAACCATTATATGTACTACCATTATATGATGTAAATTTACCACCAATCACATATTTTCCATTACTATCTTGGATTATAGAATAAACTCCACCATTACCAATAAAACCTGTACCAATTTTAAATGTATCATCAATACTTCCATCTTGATTTAATCTTATTATACTATTGTAAGCTTCACCATTATAAATTGTAAAATATCCACCCACAACATATTTTCCATTACTATCTTGGATTATTTTTTCAATATTTGAAAATTTGAAATCTATTGATGTAGTACCAACATTAAAAGTATTGTCTATACTACCATCTTGATTTAATCTTATTAATTTACCTTCTGAACTAGTTCCATGAGAAACATTTCCACCCACAACATATTTACCATTAGTATCTTCAATAATAGAAGAAATAGATCCAATAGTGTAGATACTAATGGTAAAATTAAATGTATTATCAATACTTCCATCTTGATTTAATCTTATCATTCTAGTACGTTTCTGTCCATCATAAGATATAAAACTACCACCTAAAACATATTTATTATTACTATCTTGAATTATTATTCTAATATTCCCATTACTATTAAATCCAACACCAAATATATTATCATATTCCATTACACCATTACCAGTTTCACCACTAACACTATTTGTTAATGTTATGCCGTTTAATGAAACTTGTACATCACCAATAGGTTCTTCTGGTAATTCATAAGTATTACCAGAAGTTTCAAAATCAGTATTTATATTTACAAAAGTAAATTTCTTAGCATATTCTGGAGAATTATTCGGATAATCAACATTTTTAATATAATCAAACACATCATATTCTACAGCATTAGCAATATCTAATGATATATCAACCTGTTTAGTATTTAATACTAAATCACTACTTTCTTGATAATATTGAACTGTTGAACCATGTTCTCTAATTGTTTCACCTGAATAAACCCATGATTTTTTATTATCTTCAATTTGATTTAAAACAAAACCAGATTTTCTGAAATTATTCATATAATGTTGACCATTATCTGTATCACCAGAAATCTGAAAGAAAAAATTATTTGTTTCTATTGGTGTGACAGGATAACCATTTTCAGTGTATGGTAATGATGCACTATATAAATCCTCTAAAGACAAATCAACCTCATCAGGATTTATAACTTCATCAACAGTATAAATATATTCTTTTATATTAATAAACGGTTCTGGAATTCCAATTAATTTAAACATAGCTAAAATAGCTTGTCTAGTTCCCTTTGTTTTCCAAAAGAAATTTGTATTTATTAATATTCTTCTCCATAGTTCAATATCAATTTCAGCAGGTAAAAAATCTGTTGGTTTTTCTTCATAATCAACAGCAAAGAAGTTATTTATTAATTCATCATCTTTAACTAAAGTTATATCATCCCACCCAAAACTCCTAGCTAGATTTTTAACTAAGACATCTGGAATATTATTCTTTTTATCATATGATAATTTATTTATTTTTGTTAAAGCATCTATATATTGTTTAATTTCGTCAAAATTTCTACCCCATATTCTCAATAATTTTTCAATCTTTTTTTCTTGTGTATTATCATAAATTTTTAATGATGGTGGCGTTAGAAATCTATTAATTAAATCTGTCTTAGTATTATCATAATTATTTGAAATATTTATTAATGAATCAACAAAACTATTAAAACTTCCACCCTCATAATCAATATTATAACCATCTGTTGTTGACCATAATAATTTTCTATCTTGATATGTAATTCGACCATCATCCATTAAAAATGGTTCTTTTATAATTATTTCAAAACCACTATTATCAGATAATCTATTCTGTAAAAAATAATTTTCTAATTTACCAAAATTTTTTCTAATTTTATTAAAAATAATTGGTTTAGGTTTAATATGAAAAGTTTTATTTGTTAAAAACAATGTTTCCTCACCAAACGGTAATCCTTCAACTTCAATATCTATAAAACCATTATAAGAACCAATAAAATTTAAAATATTATATTCTCCACCATTGTAATAAACAACATAATCTTGGTAAGATAAATTTAAATTTCTTAATTCATTATCATCTGGGATATTTAGATTGTCTTTATTATAAATCAAACCAAATTTATTTATTACATAATTTGAATTTATTTTGAAATTTGATTTATTTAAATAAATATTTGGTATATAATCACTAATTGTATTTAAAGGTGTTAATTTATATTCTTCAGAATCAATATATAAACTTGCTGGATAATCCAATATAATATTATGTATTGCAGATTTCATATAATCTACAACACTACCAAATCTTATATATGATTTTAAATCTGATTTATCAAAATTTAATTCAACTCTTTTATTTGTCGATATTAACTCAGAATCAGATTCTTTTAAATTTATAGATTCTAATGATATTGGATTTGAAAACGATGTTAATACATTATCATAATTTGTATTTATTTTTCCTGTAAAATTTGTTTCNAATTTAAATGATGATAATGATGAATAAGAACCGCTAGTATCATTTAAAAAATTACCACCTATTAATTGTTCGTTACCATCGCCAATAATTTTACGAATTTTCATCTAATAATATATTTATTTATAAATAGAATAAAAGAAAAAAGCAACCATATTATAATAATATAATTGCTTTTAATAATAAATATTATAGAACTATTATTCTAATTTATCTATAATTTCTTGTATATTTTGTGATGTATCAATATTATCTCTTCTTTGTTTTACTTCATGTAAAGTTATACCATTATCTCTATCTTCAATTTTATATAAATCAAATTGTTTTATTATTTCTCTATTTTTATCAAAATGAGTCAATATACCATTATCAACATCTTTAATTTGTTCACCAGCTACAATATCAACAATACTATCAATATCGTTTTCAACCATCTCAACCTCCAAACAAATAGGATTAAAATAAGTATTAGTTATACTTATTTTTTGACCACTTATACCAATAAAAGGTATTTGTGAGGGTTTTAAATTAGAAGCACTACTTGGTGTTAATTGTAAAAAAATAAAATTACCAGTATCATCAAAACTATATCTAGCACTTTTTTGTGATGTACTACCATTATTTTCTGTAACAGGAACAACAGTATTTGATGTTACAATATGTCTAACAACATTCCTTATTTTTAATCCTGTATCGTTATTATAATATTCAATTCTATATCCTTGTAATGCATTATTTCCTCTAAGATTTGCTGGTAAATCATTTTTATTTATAATTATACCTCTAATATTTGGTAGTGATGCTAAAACTCCACATTCTACAATATTTAATTTAAAAGATTTAGGTTTTATATAAATTGTATAAATTCCAATTTCATTAAATATTGTTGCTGGTAATGTTAAATTATATAAACCTTCTAATAACGTATCAACACCAGTCTCTTGTTCATCTTCTGGAATTTGCAATTCACTTAATACTTGTAAAGGATCAATCCTAAACATATCTAAATTCTCAGTATTTCTATCTGTAGTAAAATTATAAAATATATCAATATCTTCAATTGATACATCTGAACTCCTATTTATACCATATACACCTATACTCATGTTAATCGTTTTTTATTATTTTAAAGTAAGAACCACCACCATATTCATATAAATCATTTAAATTTTTAATATCTTTCATTCTAAAAAATGGTTCAACAACTTTTCTTATTGGTCTTTCTACAAATATATCAGATTGAACTTTTGGTTTTGATATATTATATATTATTGAATTATTTATATAAATATTACCCAAAATAGAATTTTCATCATTCAATCCATTACTTTTTAATTTAAAATAAGTAATATTGTTTACCAAATCATCTTTATATTCTATATTATCAATATAATATACATAATATTCATTTTCAACACTTTTATTTATATCCAAACCGTTTGTAGATAAATCATTAGATAACCAATATTTTTGTTCTATATTTGTTGTTTGTATTGTTTTTTCTAATTCTACCAACCTACTATAAGTCTCACCAGAAACAACATAATCATTATTATTTTGAATTGGTTTTAAATTTGTTTCATCAANATTAAAAAAACCAAAATTTTTATTGTCACTTAATAATAATATTTTAAAAGAATAAGTTGCAGTATCATCAGGAACAATATTAATTATATTATCCTCATCTGTTGAAACTATTTTTGTTTTTAATTTGACTCTTTTTTTTATTATTTCCATTATGCATTTACTCTTTTTTTCAAAAACACTCTAATATCTTTTTCAGGATATTTAATTTCAAACATTGAATCTTGTGTTGAATATATTGTATTATTGATTATTTTAATCTCACCAGTAGTTTCATTTAATATTTCTTGTTCAATAGGATTTATCGAATAATTTCCACCAACTTTATTAAATATTTTTAAATCTATAATATTATTAACACCTTCAACATCCATTATCTTATTAAACAAACTATTTAACATTATATCCTCATTCATTTGTTTATTTTGAACATTAAAATATTTTTTTATAACATTAATAACATCATTAACAACAATACTATCATTGCCATCTCTTACGAAAAGATATACATCTATACCAATATTAAAAATCCTACCATCTCTAATTTCAACATAATCATTAATCATTCGATAATTAGACAAATATTCTGCGATATTATTTTTTAATATATTATTTGATGTATTTGATAATTTATTTTGACTATCTAAACTAAGTATTGATATAACAACCTTATTATTCTCTTTAAAAGCATTAGCTCTAAATGGGGAACCAAATTTTCCTGGCATGGTAAACACTTTGAATAGATAGTCGTTTAGTGTTACACACCTATCTTGTGAAGAAAAATTATATTTAATCAAATATCTAATTTCCTCATTACTTAAACCATCATTACCACCGAAAGCTGGAATTGGATTTGTTACTCTTAAACTCCTTTTTACATTATTATTTAAATTAGGATCTTTTCCAAATACATTTAATGTAAATTGCCCCATATCCTTTAAAGTATTAACACCAACATTAGCTGCACTACCACCACCAGTCCTATATCTAACAAATAAAGTATGATTTCTTTTTAATTTTTCACCTAATGCTGTATTATTTAAATATGTTTCTAAAAAATACCTATTTGATACACCTGTTTTTATAAAACCATTTTTAAATACGTCTAAATCAGTATCACCATTTCCAAAAATTAAACTACAAAATCCTTTAGAATCAAATTCTTTTATAAATTTCTTTGTAACATTAATCCATTTACCAGATTTAATAAAATTATTATTAGATATATTTGAATCTTCAACAAATACATTTTGTTGAGCTAAATATTTTACTTCATGATATCTATTATTCAAATCTTTATATGCAGCTTCATCAGGTTCAGAAACACCAGTACCTTCTATTAGTGCAACATCTAAAATATCAATAACATTATTATCTTGTAATGTTAATTTATAAAAAGGTATTGTATCTGCATCTCTAATTGTTTTCTTGTAAACATTTGTAACACCATTTATAACAACCTCCCTTTTCTTAACAGTATAACTCTGAATTATACCATTACTATCCAAATTTGGTATAATTGCTCTATTTGGATCACCCATAGAACTATAAGGAGAACTCCAATCAACATCATCCATAGTTTCAAATGTAACCCCCCCACCTGTTATTTGTGAACCAGATTTTAATATTGGATAATATGATTCATCAGGTTTATCACCCTTAACAGGTATTAACACACTAAATTCTGCAACAGTAACAGCAGGTCTTTTATTTGGAATATTAAACCCTAAATTTTTAGCTATTTCTAATAAATTTTCTCTTTGCTGTGCATATTCTAATTGTGTTTCTTGAAAAGCTCTATCAGTATTTATTGATAAATTATTACTAACACCAGCATTGATATCTATTAAAACACTACCAATACTTGAATCAGAGAAATCATTTAATACTTCTGGATAATATTCTCTAACATAAGAATATAATTCATCCCTATATTCACTAAATGTTCTTTTACTATAATGTATTCTACTATTTTCAGACATATTTTTTTATTTAAAAAGCTATTTGTAATTGCTCAACACCACCAAATAAACCTTCACTATATGAATATAATACATTAACAAAATTCTCTGTTTCAGATGGTTGTTCATGAGATACACTAATAATTTTAATTTCTGGCATATATTTTCTAACTGTATCTTTTAAATCATCCTCAATATCTTTTAATGTTATATTGTCATTAGGTTCAAATATAAATTTAACTAAATAAGTACCATAATCACTCATATAATACCTTGTACCCTTCTCAGTTAATAATAATAACAATAAATTTGAAGCTATTGCATCCTTACTTATTGATGACATTGAAAAGAATCTATTTTTATTTAAATCATCTTCAATTGGAAACTTTATATTAATACTCATTTATTTGGTTTTTATATAAATAGTTTATTTAAATAAAAAACGACTAATCATTATTTTAAATAATTAGTCGTTTTTAAAACCACGAAAAATAAAGATTAAATCTTATATTTTTTTGAATTTACAAATACATTATTAACTTTTATTAGGAGGTCTCTTTTTTTAACCATCTTCTCATGTATAATAATTATTAATTTACCAAATTTTTCTTCATCCAATAAATCATGAATATCTTCAAACACTTCTTCAACTAACAAAACAGGTCCTTGAAATTTTTGATTATAATATCCTCTAACAGTATACGAACCCAAAAAATTAACATCAAATTCAATTTTATATTGGGTATCATCTTCATTAGTTAAAGTATATATTTTACTCTTCATTTTTACTCTTCTTTTTAGATTGTTTTACCAAATCTTCACGTTCCTTCTTTTCATTAAAAAGTGTAATGATTGTTTCTTTCAATCTAATCATTTTATCATCACCATATTTATCCAACATACCACTATATGTTGAGAAATCATATTTTTCAATAGAAATTTTATCATTATCTGGATTAACAACGACACCTGTTAACATTTCTTCAAACACCAACAACTTCTGATCATCTTCCAAAGAATCAAAAATTTCCTCATTCAAAATAATAACAATACTCAAACCATCAGTTAACACTTCAAATAGTTCACTAAGTTTTTTAACAATATACAACTCATTTTGACTATTATTAGCCAACAATTTAAAATCAACCCATTGAGGGATCAAAGTGGCTTCTAATACTCTATTAAAAACATCTTGTGTTTCCTGTGATACTTCTACAAATTTACTCATTTTTATTTTATTTTAAATTAAACAAATTTATTTTTAAAATTATTATATAATTCTATTTCATCTTTAGATAGTTTCTCAATATTGATAGAATAAAATAATGTTAATGTTTTATTATAAAACTCAATAAATTTACTAAATTCTTTATTTCTTTTGAAATCACCACTATCAATTAATTCAACATCCTTTATATCATTCTCTTCTTTTTTTAGTTTTGGTTTCATGGTTTCTGATCTTTCAGAAATTTCTTTTATTTTTAAAATCTCATCAGAAATTTCACCCTTATCTAAACTATCTTTTATTTTTCTTAAAAAATCTTCCATTTTTTTTATTTATTAGTGTGCGGAAAGCATTGGAGTCGGACCAAATCCAAATAAATGGACAATTAGATTAGCAGTCTATTATATCTCCACAGATATTACTTTCCAGTTTTATATTAAACAAATATAAAACATATTATTTTAACATCCAAATTTATATTGAGAAAACATCCATCTTTTTACAAAAGAATTTAAAAACTTCATGTGTATTATTATAAAGAATTCTCTTTTTAAATTTTTCAACCTTATAACTATCCAACTCACCATATTGATTATATATCCACACATTTTCTATATTAATCAAATCTTTAAATACTCTGGATTCTTCATCAAACTTAGGAGTATTATATTTAAGATTAATAAAAAATTCTAATTGTCTATATTCATCATCAATCCTTTTTATGTGAACATAATCTGTTATTTTCTCAATCTTATCTATAACTTCTTCACCATCTTTTCTAATAATTTTTAATGGGAATTTATCATTTTTAACTTGATTTAATATATCAGCCATTGAAACTTTACCATCTTCTTTTTCTTCTACGTATGATAATGCCTCAGCTAACCCACCCACAATCCTTTCATTGTTACAAATATATAACAATTCATAATCATCATCATTTGTTCTCCTTTCGTTTAACTCTTCCTTCAAAACTTCAGATAATGTTTTACCATAATGCTTACTTTTTGGGTCAAAAAAACCATAATGTTCATATCTTCTACCATATTGATCCTTCTTACCATAACTCATACCATGTTTATCAGCAGTATGTCCATATTTTTTTTCATTAGATTCTTTAATGAATTTATCTGCTTTCTTCAATATTTCGTAATAATCTTGAACATATTTTTCATCTGTTTGCCCTTGATAAAATTTTTCTAAAACAGGATTCCTATGTAACATCCTATGGTTTCTCTTATTTTTTTCATCCAAATCAAAAGGATTTGCTTTCAATATCTCAACTTCAGTATTATATAAACTAATACTAATTCTATAAAATATAGAATACAGTGTTTGTTTAACCCAACTTATTATTTTTTTTAATTTCATTTTTTATATAATTTCTTTATAAAATAAAACTCTTTTTTTATTAACCACATCCAAATGATATTTTTTAGAAAAATCTTTATATAAATTTTCACCAAGGTATTCCCTTAGTTTATCATTTATAATAAGTTTTTTCAATGCTTTAAACCAATGTTTTTTATTATTAGGTTTGTCTGGAATTAAAATACAATTTTCCATATTTTTTCCATCAATATTATATGGTGCAACATCACTACAAACAACTGCTAACTTCCTACTCCAACCTTCAATTTGTTTTAAACAAGATTTCATGTTGTTAAATTTGGTGTTTAGTAGTGGTGCAATAATTACATCTGCTTCATTTAAATAATAAGCATATTTATTTGCTGGTTGTGTCCAACGTCTAGCATATTTACTCTCATTATCATAATTACCATCAGAATATGTTGTCAACCATTTAAGATATTTTTTATCATCAATAATTCTATAATTATCACTCAATATTTTTTCATATTCATAATATGGAATTTCATTAGGTTTAAATTTTACTTTTTGAACATTAAAAATAACACCCTCATATTTTTTTCTTAAATCTTCTGGTAATGTTTTAATATTTGATTCAATACCCTTAGATTTATGAATTTCATTTAATAATTTTTGAGTAAATTGATTTCTATTCTCAAGCTCTTTCTTCAGTTGTTGATTAAATACTATTTGAGATTTCTCACCTCTCATATCCCAACCAACATTAATAAATTTAAATTTATTCTTTGTTTCTATGTCTAGATTTAACATGTTTGCAACACCTTCCAATTGTTTAATATCATGTAAATGTGTTGAACCACCTAAATACATAATTCTAACAATATCACTTTTAGTTCTTTTATTTTCAAATTGTGGCATTGTTTTAGGGTCAATAGAATTTTCTAAAACAATTACATTATCTCTACCTGATACTTTTTTTATTTCTGCGGCTAATAAATCTGTTGTTGTAGTAATATAATCAGCAATCTTTATATTAGTTTCAATCATTTGAGAAATATTATTCTCTTTAAATTGATAATATTTTGGATGTTTATTATCTAATTTCCAATAATCATCCAAATCTAATACAAGTTTAATATTATTCTTCTTTAATTCATTTGAAATATTCACCATTAACCCACTTATTGGTGTAAGATTTGTATGGTAATGAATAATATCAAATGATTTCATGTATTCCAAACCTTCATCAGTAGTGGGATCAAAATCACTATTAATTGTAACATCAAAATCATCTGAATAGTTTTTATCCAAATGTACAGCAGGTGTTAATGTTCTAAAATAGTTAACACCTGATCTATTTTTATTATAGAATAAAATTTTAATTCTTTTATTTCCCATTGTAATTAATATTTTTTAACAAAAATACAATATTAATTACAATTTAACAATATAAAAATAAAATTAATCTGTTTTTTCTATATTTTTATCAATATCTTTTTTTGTTTTATTTTGTTTCTGTGTTGCTTTTTTTGATGTTTTATTGTTAGTAATTAACTTCTTATTATTATAATCTTTTAATTCTCTATTATAATCCAAATCATTAATTTGTAATACTGTAATCAACCCTTCCATCCTATATCTTTGTAAAGATAACGGAAGTTTACTAATATCTAAATAAATCAATTGATTAGGTTCAATCTTAATTTTTTTTACTTTAAAACCATCAGCAACTTCAAAACTTAAAGTTTTATTATAATTAACATCTCTTTTATTTAACCTGTAAGTTACATTTAAAATTTTATATTTTGCCATATTTTTTTTATTTTAAAACTTGTACAATTATATCACCATATTTAATACCATCAAATCCATATTGAATACCTAATTCAGCTATACATCTAGTAATTAATTTATCTTTTGGTATGTTATTTTTATTTGAAATAAAATCAAAATTAACACCTTTAAACCAAAAATCAGCTATCTTATATATTGGATTAATGTTATTTTCAAACACAATATTTAAATCATCAGTATCTAATAAATTTTCAAACTCTATTTCATATTTACCATAACCAGTAATCGGATGTAATGAAAAGAAGTTACCTGATTTTGATTTTTTATTAATTGGTTTATTTCTATAACCAATTATTTTTCTACGTTTACCACCATACACGTCAGTATTATTAAAGTATTCATCTCTAATCAAATCAAATATGTTTGTGTTTTCCAAATCACCATTTAAAGTTTCTTGCTTTTCTTTATAAGTTATAATATCTTGGATTCTATTTAATTCTCTAATAGCTTCCATGTATGGTAAATCTATTATGATAGTCTTTATGGGATTATCATAAGATAAACAACTAGCTAATCTATGATGTCCATCCAATAACTTTAAATCTTTAGAAGCCCATACATATCCATTAGATGTGTCTTTTATTTTATCCAAAAAAACAATACTTTGTGATGGTTTAATATTTTTAGGATTTAATTTAACTTTCTTGTAAGGTATCTTCTCCTTATCCATAGTGTCTAATACTATTTCATAAGGAGAAGATATTTGTGGTAAGTATTTTGGTTTATAATTTAAATTAATCATTATTCACTTAATTTATATATAAATAGTTGAATTATAAAATAATTTTTTTAATCCCTTCTCTTATAATTCTTTTTATATTGTAATAATTTTCATTTAAAATTTTACCATCTTGTACTGGAAATATATTTATTTGATATTTATCAGAAAATTCTTTTTTAAATTCTCTAAAAACTACTAATTCTTTTTCTCTATCATCGTAAATATCTATAATTTTAACATTGGGATGAATTGTTAAATAAAATTTAATCCTATCAACCTTCTCTTTATTCCCACTTCTAAAAGAATAATCATCGAATTTAATATTTAATTCATCTAATAAACCAATAACTTCATGTGACAATTTATCTATTCTATTTGTCAATAGAATTGTCATTGTTGAAGGATTTTTTGAATCTTTTAAATATCTTTGATATACATTTTGATTATATTTAATATCAAAGATATCTACATCTAATGATTCTTTCCTCCCCCACCATCCTTTATGTGGGTAATCATTACCAGTTTTTTCTTTATAAATTCTTTTACCTTCTTCTGGTTCTGGTGAATTTACTAAACACCCATCAAAATCATAAAAACTAAGTTTTTTAATCATATCATTATTTTAAAGTTCTGTGACTATTCCTGTTACTACAATATCTTTTATTTTCTTCCAATTAGTAATTTTATTTGACATTACTGGTTTACCACCATCCTTTCTATTAACAGCAAATGTAATGTGAGGTATTTTATTCTTTGTTGGATAACCAAGAACACCAAAAGCTAAAACTAGTTTATCAATTCCAAAAGAATGTACAACCAATTTAACTTCTTTACCAATATCATCTTTCATTGAATCATTTAGTTCACCCATGTTAATAGTCATGTGATGACAAATAATATCCCACCCTTCTGGAACTAAACTCTTATATTTTTGAATTAACATCTCTCTTGATTTATCATCAAGAACTACTGCCGAATATGAAATTTTACTCATTTTTATTTGTTTTTACAAAGTTAATAATATCTTCTTTACTATTCTTTAATTTATCTGCATAAATATTAATTAAAATTTTACGCAACATATCACCAATTTCTTTACCTTTAAAACCTAAATTCATTAAATCATTACCATTAACTTTCAAATCTTTATTTGTTAATGGATATCTATTCTGTTTAAATTCAGAAATTAAATTATATAATACATCTGGTAATATTTTACTATCCATTATTTTAGCTGAAATTTTATTCATATTAAAAATTAAAACTCTATTTTCAATTTTATTATCTGAATAATTATTATAAGCTAGCTCTAAGGCTTTAATAATGTTAATATTTTCAATATCCCCCTTTAAATTATTCTTATAAAACTCCGATGGTTTATCAACTAAATTTTCTGTTAATAGATAAATAAATTCACCCATATTTGTAACATCATCCCATTTATTTGAAACTAATATACCACCATCAATACCAACAATATTTTTTAATAATCCAGTTTGTTTAAGTAAAAATACACCTTTTTGAATATCACCCTTCTTAATAATCTTATCAAACTCAATTAATATTCTTTCAGGTGGTATTTCTTTAATTTTATGTGCGTTTTTACGTATGTTTTCCATAGTGTCACTATCAATATCAAAACCAAATCTAGATGCAAAATTTACTGCTCTAAGCATCCTTAATGGATCATCTGAAAATGCTTCTGGATTAACCATAGATATTTTTTTATCTTTAATATCTTGTAATCCACCATAAGGGTCTATAATCTTTCCATTTAAATCTTTTGCTAATGCATTTATTTTAAAATCTCTTCTCAAAAGATCGTCTTCAATTGATAGATTATGATCAGATACAACATCAAATCCTTTATGTCCACCTTCACCAGTAGATTTTTCAGTCCTAGGGATTGCTATATCAATATCTTCACCTTCATAACCATAAGGTTTAAATTTTAACACACCAAATTGTTTACCAACCGCATCAACTTTACCATACTTTGATACAATTTGTTCAATTTTATCCATAGGAACACCAGTGATAAGAATATCTAAGTCTTTAGATTCTTTACCTAATAGTTCATCACGTACAATACCACCAACAGCATATAAATCACCACCGATAGATTTAATATCTTCAATAAAAGGTAATTCATTTAAAGTCATAGTATCTTCTGTTAAAATTTTATTTTCTTCTACAAATATAGGTTTATTTTTTGAATCCTGCAAATCGTTAAGATTATTTAAGAGTATGAATAATTATTGAAAATTATTCTTCTTCATTCATCGAGCCAACTAATGTCGTTCTCTCCTGAAGCGTTAATTCCCTGATACTCTCAGGTATTTTATTATTACTTAATATCTTTATTCCTTCATTCTTTATGTTAATCGCTGCATTTATATCTCTATCATGACTTCCTCCACATTCTGGACATATCCATGTCCT